GCCTCCCACCCGGGAGGCTCTCGCTATAGTGCAGTCATCCCTTTACTCATCAAGTAAAGGAATGTGACCTAACCACTCTCTACATACTCTGAGGAGGTGAGTGCTTTTTATGGCACGCACCAAGGAGCGTCCGATGAAGGACTGGGTTTCCCAGTCTTCCAATTGGACACACCTTACGCAAATCCGGTACCCAGCAACTCCCACGTCGCCAGTCATTATCAATGACCCGCATAGTGGGAATTTAGCTGCTGAGATACCGGTAGCACTCAGAGGTCGGCAGGTTACTGCCGACGAATCTCATGGTTTCTCCGTTCGAAAATCCCTTTTAGATGGGAAATTCGACGGAGACAGAGGTGGTAGCTTTTTCTCTACCAAAAGCACTGCTCTTGCCAGAAATGGTAATAAGCAGTTGTCTTATGGTGGAGGAGAGTCTTTTGGCTCTTGGATCTCCGATGAATATCGGGGACCCATTTATGCCATTGACCCACGTACGGTCGCTATTCCAATTGGTACTCTAATGCAAAATTTAGAGCCACTTGGAACACATGCGATCGCTATGTGTAAGCCTACCAACAATGTCGCCAATCTGGCCACTGATCTCTCAGAACTTGCCACTTCTGGGCTCCCGTCTTTGACGGGTGCTTCGTTGTGGAAAGAGAAGACCAATCTCGCTAAAGGTAGCGGATCGGAATTCTTGAATTCTGAGTTTGGCTGGAAGCCGCTTGTCAGCGACGTGCGTGACGCAAGTTACGCAGCCGCTAACGCGCATAGGCTTTTATCAGCTTATGAACGTAATTCGGGCAAGATCGTGCGGCGACGCTATGAGTTTCCAGTAGAGAAGACCGAGTTGGACGAGGTGGTTGGGCCGTCTGATGGTTTTTCATTCGCCATTCAGACGTTCAATCTCCTCGACTTCTCAAAGCCCATGCCAGTGCTCCATAAGACAACCAAGACCTATCGTAGGACTTGGTTTTCTGGTGCCTTCACCTATCACCTACCGGTCGGCTATAATAGCCGTAACCAGTTGGTGTCGGCGGCGGCTAAGGCTGGACCCCTTTTGGGGATCGAGCTTACGCCAGAAACTGTCTGGAACGCTGCGCCATGGACTTGGGCTGTCGATTGGTTTTCCAATGCGGGAGATGTCATTTCGAATCTCTCGGATTGGGCCGTCGACGGTTTGGCGATGAAGTGGGGTTACATCATGGAACATACGTTCCAGGAAGTGACCTACTCTTTAGCTGGTACTTGTCGGTATAAACCGTACGGTACCTGCTTCGCTTCACCCGTAAGCGCTTATATCGAAACTAAGCGTAGAGTGAAAGCGACGCCGTTTGGGTTCGAGGTAACCTGGAATGGGTTATCTCCGCGCCAATTGGCCATTTCAGCTGCCCTGGGTATTACTAGGGTTTTCTGAAGATGACCTGCCCTATGTTGAGCCAAGGGGCTCGACATAAAACTCGAGTCCTAGGAGTGATGCTAATGGCATTCACCGATCCACAGACCGTCACAATCTCTGCTGTGACGACCCCGCTCCCCCGTATTTCTACGGAGGGTGACGAGACCGTCTATCAGAGTGCGGATGGCCTGATTCAGATGCTTGCCTCCCACGATAGTGGGAAGCGTTTAAGGCATCTGCTCAGGATCAACCACTCGAAGCTGACGGCAGATCCGTTTATCCCAGCTGAGAACGTCAAAGTTTCGATGTCTTGTTACATCGTCTTTGATGTTCCTCCAGTGGGGTATACGGCTGCCGAGCAACTTGCTGTGTATACTGGGTTTAAGACCCAGTTCGCGGCCAGCTCCGATGCGCTCATCACCAAATTGATTGCTGGTGAGTCGTAAAGGAAACGTTGCCCAAATCTCGGTTCACGTTCCGAAGGTCGTAAGACCTGACGGAACGAAAGCCTTGACTAGGCAACGTGATCTTGAGAAGATGAACTCCCAGGATGGTCTCGTTTTCCACATTCAGGTAGGGTATAAAACCCTTGCCCTTGTGGTAGCGATTCTATTCCAGGTGTTCTTTGCCTACGCGGACGCCATAGCCAATTTATTTGGCTATAAGCCTCTCCCGTAGCCTTCTCAGGTGGGTAGTGCCATGATGGCATTGCTCTCCTTGTGGTGATCCTTCCCTTCAATATAACTCGGGTGAGTTATGGAGTACCTCATTCGTGAGGTACTCCGGGAAGGATAGTGATATGACATTGGCTAAGGAAACTTGACCTCTATTAGGAGGGAGTTTGAAAAGCCTGATGTCACTCTGGTCCAAGATGGCTGATGATTCGGCCATCTTATGCTGCACTAGCGCCACTTCTGACATTAATACCGTCAGAAGGCGGTTCGAACATGAGGGGTTGTCGTTTTTGACGATAACCCTGCCTGACCTTGGGAAGTCCACCCAAAAGTGGGTAGACCAAGGACAAGCCGGTATCCACCCTTCCTTTAACACTGGAAGGGGAAGTCTCCCCCTATTTCTAGGAGGTTTCTTCAACCGTGTGTTCGACCGGAAAAGCGGCGCGTTGCTCGACGATCCATGCATAACTTCCATTCATGCTATTCGCCAGTTAACACTGGCGTTTGGCAAGATTTCTCTCCCTTGCAGTGATGCAAGGGTGAGGAAAGCTATGCTGAATTATGTCGAGTGTGAGCAGGACGTGCGACAATCAGATGCTGAACTTCAAGAGAAAGATTTTCTTGAATTTCAGCGTATGTCTGATTTGCTTTTTAGTGAGCTTTTTACCCAGATGGACAGAGATGTCTATTATGGGCAATTGCTCCCGAAGCATGGTCCAGGTGTTACTGCTGATCGGCTTACCAGTAATGGTAAATACGAACAGCGCACTTGGACTAGCCGACTTGACAGCGTTTTTCCGCTGGACAAGTACCTCATTCCAAACCACCACTATGTGGATGATTTGGGTGATGTCACCGTCCTCGAACCTGGTTCTGAGATTCCTGTGAAGGTTATCTCAGTTCCTAAAACGTTGAAGACACCGAGGATTATTGCGGTGGAGCCAACCTGTATGCAATATATGCAGCAGGCGCTCCTCCGTAGCTTCCTCGCAGCCCACGATAGGGATGAACTCCTCCGTGGACTTATCGGCTATGACGACCAAACTCCTAACCAGGAGCTTGCTTGTCAAGGTTCTGCCGATGGTAGGACCGCAACACTAGATCTTAGTGATGCTTCCGACCGTGTCTCCAATCAGCTCGTTAAACGGATGGTTGAACGATGGCCTCATTTGGAAGAGGCCCTCGATGCCACACGTTCTAGGCGGGCTGAAGTGCCTGGCCACGGTATTATCCGTTTGGCCAAGTACGCGTCGATGGGTTCAGCGCTCTGTTTTCCCGTTGAGGCCATGGTCTTTACGACCTTGATCTTTTTGGGCATTCAGAACTCGCTCAACGTGACGCTAACCAAGAAGGATATTTATTCCTTTCTTGGCTCGGTGCGTGTCTACGGAGATGATTTGATTGTCCCCGTGGACCATGTGCATACCATCGTACAGACTCTCGAGCATTTTGGTGCGCGAGTTGGCCTGGACAAGTCTTTCTGGACTGGAAAGTTCAGAGAGTCTTGTGGCAAGGAATACTTTAATGGACATGACGTTTCAATTGTCAGAGTCCGGCAAGCGTTACCTTGCACGATGGCAGACGGAACAGGAGTTATTGCAACGGTTGCTCTTCGGAACCAACTATATCTTGGTTGGTATCCGACTAGTGTCCGTTATCTGGATAAGCTGCTAGAGGGGATGTTGAAACATTTCCCAACGGTAGCGCCAGAGTCTCCTGTGCTAGGCAGGGTTTCACGCCTTCGCGATTACGATTGCGAACGCATGCACCCAAGCCTTTTTAGCCCTCAAGTTCGGGGCTATGTTGTTGAGGCCAAAGCTCCCAGTGATCAGCTGGGAGGCACTGGTGCCTTGCTCAAGTGTCTACTCAAGCTGGAATCCAATAATCTAAGGGTTGCTGATAGCGATATCAGCACTATACCCTGTTATTGGCCCGGCACGGTCCAAAAGTATGGACCTTCCTCGTGGGTACCACCCATGAGCCAAGATGAGAGGCACCTGGAACGTTCTGGACGTCCCAAGCGCGTCAGCATAAAGCTTGGATGGTGGCCACCGCATTAGTGCGGTGGCGGGCCCTATCTGGGCCTGTGGGAGAAGTCAAGCC